CGCCTCATCTCTGATCGTGAGTTTGTTCTCAAGAATTGTGACTGGGCAGGTGGTTACCTGTACAAGTGATCTGCTATACTAACACCATTGTTGCCATCCTATGACAAAAACTATCATTGAGAAGAACGGATTTCGATTCGTCACAGCTGGTACACTAGAGAACGGTCAACCTGATTATCGCTTGCAAGAACAGGATGAGTACACTAAACGATGGCGTGATGTGTACTATTTTGACAATGAGATGCAATTCTCGCTCGCAATCGAAGATAACGAGTATCCTAAATGGTTAACGGGCAAGCCCTGTTACATTAAAGACACCGTATCTCGTCGCTAAGCTTATGTTTGAACTAGGAGATTGGGTAACCGTACCACACGCTGATATTTCGGGAGCAGTGTGGTTCATAGATGACCAATACATCACGGTTACAATCAAATGTGATCTCCAAGATAGTCACGCACGCTGTCCATATGACATAACGTGCGTAATTGTACCGCGTGAAAAATGGTCATCTATTGTGGTACACCCCGAAAAAAAGATTCATTCACTCGATCACTTACGCTCGGTCTATGCTGGTACCTCAGAAAAGCGAATTGCTACATTTAAAACTTCAGGCAGCCCTCAGAGAACACCAGTTTGATGAGAACGAACTCAAGTACCTTGGTGTACGTGAGGTAGAAGAAGGTGCTGGTAATCATTACTATTTGATTGCTGGTGAGTATGAGGTTAGTGTTGACCAGATCGAAGACTTTGAAAGAGTGAACTGAGACACCTCTACAACGTCCTACAATGCCTCTTAAACTATGTTTGGTACATCCACATCAGTCGCACTCATTTGTGCCCTCTGTAGTCCCTCAGAGCAGGTAGTATTAAATGAGTTACAAAAAGATGGCATCACAGATAAAAATGCAGTTGCTGTTATTCTTGCTAACATTAAACAAGAATCAGGGTTCAATCCGTTAGCGTGTGAAGGATACTATCCACGTTCAGCCACAGGATACTGGGACTGTTACAACAACACACGCGGAGGATTTGGACTCATTCAGTGGACATCAGAGCTACGGATCAAGGGTCTTAATGACTTCTGCTCCAAGTACAAGTGTGATGCCAACACTATCAAGGGACAAATGCGCTACCTATTGAATGAATATGACTTCAAAAAGGTGCGTTCCGTGTTTGAAACACCTGGACTTCCGCTCCATTCGTATAAAGACGCAGCTTTTGCGTGGATTCGTTGGGGCATCACGGGGAACAGGTGGTCTTATGCAAATGAATATATCAATAAAATCACTGTTGTAGAGTGATTGCAACCAGTTCTAGAGCTGGCACAGAGCCCCTGCCGCATCGCGGTGGGGGCATTATAATAGGTACATACCAAACGAGGGAGACTCGATGACCACCACCGTCGTGAAGCACTGCTACTACAAGATCGAGATCGACACCGTGGACGCTCCCCAGCACCCCATCGTATACTTCCGCAAGTGTGGCAAGTGCACAACTGCTAAGGGCGCTGATCGCCAGCACAACCGCATCGTGAACGAGACTGTCGATGCCTGGCGTCAATTCTCTCAGCAGATCCGTCGCTACACCATCTCCCGTGTGCCAGCTGACGTAGTGGTCGCAGGTGAGGTGCGCAGCGCCTGATCTGCCCTATAATATGTTCATCAGCAAAGGACACCAATGCAACTCCTCACCTCCGCCACTCAAGTTGACTACTATCCCGTCACTCCGTCTGGCACCCGCTTCGTGCGCCGCGTGACCTGGCATCCTGGTGCTGAGACTGAGATGGTCACATTCTCCACCATCGTCAAGTCTGAGATGATGTATGATGCTAACAACCACATCGCCAACGGTGCTCAGGTTACAGACTTCAACATCCACTGCTACAACGGTCCCGACTACGCTCCCCTCTCCTGCTGATCCTGAGGGTCTATGTAATTGTGTCTCCAGCCGCGAGACCTCCCCTCACCTATTTTCATTATGCTCAAAGCCACCATTGTCAAGACGATCCGCGAGTGCTGTGAAGGTAAAGCACTAAGCAAGGTTGAGAAGTTCCAAGTCTTCTGCCACGTATGTGATAATATGCTGGCTGAAGGTCACATCACCAAAACCCAACACGAGCGTTACACCAATGTCTTTTAAAGTCACCAGCATCAATTTTGACTTCTCTGATGACAATTTTGAGTTGCCACCTATGATGCAGGAGAAAATTGTAGCCAACTGTAAACAACAAATCTGGGACATTGATGAAGATGACTTGGTTGATGAGATCAGTGACACATATGGCTTCTGTGTACTTGACTTAGACTATGAAACAATGTAGACTATAACTGTAGTTTCTCAACACTATGCGTCACTGTATCCGCCTCTCTCAAAATGAAGTTAAAGCCCTCGCAGACTCCCTCCAGTTCCTCTCAAGAAAGCAGCAAGGATCCATTGAGCGTAGTTATAACATCCGACTTGGAGAGCTCTACACCCACCTCGGACACGAGCTCGGAAAAACAGACAATATCGGAGGATAAATATCGGAAGCATATGAGAGGGTTGCTCAGTGATATTATCCTGGAGTACGTTAGCAACGATACAACTGTATCTCCATACGATTTCATCTCTGACATCCGAACCGAACTCTATGGTCTACAGGATTACTTTCAGGACAATTTGAACCGTGTCAATGCCATCCTCGCGTATCTTGATGGACAACAAACGCCCCATCTTTTCCATCGCAACAAACCAAATGGACACTGAAGATAAGTCTGTGAAGCGCAATCGTGCGCTCACATTGATGCTAGAGTCTGTACTCAAGCCTGACAATCGTCTCCGTCAGTGTGCACATAATCAGTTGTGTTATCACGAATTGATGGAGTACAGACAGGAACTGATTGACTATCTGCACTCTCGATACTCAGAGTTTCATTAACCCTTGTTGTTTTTGTAGTATGTAATCTGCGCTTCTGATGGTACGATGTACCCAGGTATATCAGTAGCGCAGGTTTCAGTATCCATCCTAGGTATACGTGACGCCCACGTTGTAGCAATATATTTGACACCATTGAGGGGTGGATTGCCCCTGTGCATATGTGTATAAGATGCAGGGAAGATAACAGTTTTACCAGCTTCAGGCTTAATTCTTACACCTTGATGTAAGAACTCTGTTTCACCACCTTCAAAACCATCATTCAAGTATGTAATAATAACAAACTCTCTACCTTGAACTAAGAACCCACTGTTATCATAATGCCACTGATGAAATCCTTCACCAGGATATGTTACCTGAATCTTAGTGGCATCCATATAAAAATCATTAGCACTAAGTTGGCTAAACTCATCCAAGTATCCACCTTCACCACCACAAAGCTTCGCCCATTGTTGATGTAGTACAAACTTAAGATCAGGACGACTACCTTCAGTCAACCAAAAAGCAAAGTCACTACGATTGTGTTGGGTATCATAACCACCCATCACACTATTCAAACCAGTAATCTTACCAGTTACAATGTCATCAGCATAAGCACAAAGCTCCTGACAAAATGATTGTGGCGCGTGATCTCTATACTCTCGTATAAAGGTCTCAGACATCCTGTAATCCGCCATTAAAAATAAACTCCTTCGCTTCTTGACGTGAGTCGAATGTAACTATTCTACCACTATCACAACGTACTGTCCACTTATCGCCAGCAGCTGTTATAATGTGGTCAAACATCGAATCTTCCAATGCATCTAAGTCAAACTCATCACAGTTCTTACACGACATAACAACACCTAAACAAACTATCTATGCCACGCCCCAAGAAAGTAAAACTACCAGAACCAACTAGGTCAACAGATAAAGATCTGTTCCCACACGAGCCCACATTCACATACCGCATTGCATTACGAATCAAAAAGAATACCCCAGGTACAACAGTTGCTTGGTTCTCCTGTAAAGAACACGCTCATAAGTACATTGAAAGATACAAACCAAACATCCTCCACTTTCGCTACTATGAAGCACCTAAAACCAAACGCAAG